AGAACAGGCATCATGATCTTGCTGACCTTTTCCACGCCTTTTTCCACGCCGAAGAAAACAACGATCGCGGTGATGGCAATGAAGAGTGCAAACCAGAAGATCGGCTCACCCACGCTTTCGATGAAGTTTGAAAAGTAATTGCCGTCTGCCATCTGTTCGGTAGCACCCGAAGCAAAGCCGGCAAAATATTTCATGACCCAGCCGCCGATGACCGAATAGTAGGGTAGAATGATGATGGGAATGATAGCGGCAATGACACCGACAAAGGTGAAGCGCTTGTCGAGTGCTTTGAATGCGCCAATAGCACTCAGCTTGGTTTTTCTGCCGATGGCGATTTCGGCAACCATCAGCGTGAAGCCAAAGGTGATAGCCAGAACAAGATAGGTGAGAAGGAAAACACCTCCGCCGTATTTGGCGGCAAGATAGGGGAAACGCCAGATATTACCAAGACCGACCGCCGAGCCTGCCGCGGCAAGCACAAAGCCGATCTTTCCGGTGAAGGAACTTCTTTGGGAACTCATGTTGCAAAATACCTCTTAAATGTCTTTGTTTTTGGAAATTCTCCTCATTTTAGCATAATTTTTTTGGATTGTCAAGTTGAATCGGGGTGGATTTTGTGTTTTTTTGTCTTACAGCTTGTGAACAAGGTCTTTGAAGAATCTGCCGCGTTCTTCAAAATTGCGGAAAGCGTCAAAGCTTGCCGAGGCAGGGGATAGCAGAACAATATCGCCCTCTTTGGCAATGCTGTGGGCAATTTCGATCGATTCGGCGTAGTCTTTTGCCATAATGATCTCGGGCGCGCCCTCGCGGTATTCGGGCGATTCGATGAGTGCTTTTTTGATCGGCTCTGCGGTGTTGCCTGTTAAAATGACGGTTTTGGCATGATGGCACAAGGGTTCTCCGAGCGGTTCATACGGAATTTTTTTGTCGTAACCGCCGAGCAGAACGATCAGCTTCTTCTCGCCGAAAGCCTTGAGAGCCGCGATCGTTCTTGTGGGGGACGAGTCAATGGAGCTGTTATAATAGTCTGCTCCGTTTACTCTGCGAACATACTCAATGCGGTGCTCCACACCGCCAAATTCGCGCGCGATTTTTTGAACGGTCTCGATTGAAACAAGACCCCAAAGCGCACCGATGGCTGCCATGTAGTTTTCCACGTTGTGTCTGCCAGGGATTCTGATGTCTGATGTGGCAAGAACAGGGGTGCTTCCATGATAGATCACGCCGTCTTTTTCATATACGCACTTTTCACCCTCAAACAATTTGTCGCCCGAAAATGCAGTCGCGTCGTTATTACGGCCTTCGATGGCAATTCGTTCATACAGAAGCGTGTCAAGACGGCTTTTCTGACAGCTGTTGATAACGATGCGGTCACCTTTCTTCTGATGCAGGAAAATATTGAATTTGGCTTCAATATATTCATACACGTCTTTGTGGTAGTCAAGATGGTTGGGCGAAAGATTGGTGATGACGGCAACGTGGGGCGATCTTGTCATGGTGTGAAGCTGGAAGGAGGAAAGCTCGATCACGCAAAAGTCGTCGGGCGTCATGTCAAAGAGGTCGGGGAGCAAGGGCTTTCCGATGTTGCCGCCGAGGAATACGCGCTTGCCTTCGGCTTTTAAGATTTCGGAAATCAGCGTGGTGGTCGTGGTCTTGCCATCGCTGCCTGTGATGCCAATGATCTTGGCAGGGCAAAGCTCAAAAAAAAGTTGCATTTCGGAAGTGAGTGTTGCTCCGCTTGCCACAGCCGCGGCAAGGGCAGGGTGGTCGAAGCGCATACCGGGGGTGCGGAAGAGGATCTCATCGTCAATACCGTCAAGATAGTGCTCACCCGTGACAAGGCGCACGCCTTTCTCCTGAAAGCTCTCGGCAATCTCGCCAAGCTCAGCAATTGTTTTTTTATCTCGCGCGGTGACAATGGCACCTGCTTTTGTGAGCAACTCCACAAGCGGACGGTTGGAAATGCCGATACCGATCACGCTGACGCGCTTGTTTTGAAAACGCTCTTTTAAGGTATTGATTGAAATCATGGAAAATCATCCTTTCTCATGTATAAACACTGTACTTTTATTATATAATGTTTTCAGAGGGATTTCAACTGCGGCAGCAAAAAATAAGAGGAAAAAGTTTTGTTTTTTTGAAGAAATGGACAAGCTGTTGTTCAAAAATCCGCATGAATACAGGGCTTTTTGACACTTGAAAAAATTTTTGAAAAATCTTGTAAAAAGTGGTTGACAAATCAATAAAATGCGTGTATAATGTAGAAGCTGTCGAGAGAACAGCAAACATATTGGGGAATTGTGTAACGGTAGCACAGCAGACTCTGACTCTGTATGTTGGGGTTCGAATCCCTATTCCCCAGCCAAATTTATACGGTAGTTATGATACCATTATGGTTTCAACTACCGTATTTATTTTTTGCCGAAAATCCTTTGTATTTCGAGGGTTTTCGGCTTTTTCTCTTTTTAGGTTAGTTTCATTGTGCGGTTTAGTAGGCGCTTTTTTCTATCAAAAATGCTGTTCTCTATTGACGCAATTATTCACGATGAAACTATTATGGGGGAAAAGTTTCATTGTGAAGTAATAGTTTCATTGTGCATAGTAAAAGTTTCATTGTCAACGGCAATAGTTTCATTGTGGGGTATAAAAGTTTCATTGTGAAATAAAAAGTTTCATCGTGCATAAGCAAAGGGCTTCCGAGGTCATTAAGCTGACTTCAGAAGCCCTTTTTGTTTTATGAATAAATAGCACGGATGTTATCACCGATACATTTGATTACGGGAACGCAAACGGTGTTGCCGCATTGCTTATATGCACTTTCAAGAGGTATGCCTTTGAAAGTGTAATCTTTCGGATAACCCTGGAATGCAAGGCATTCCATCGGAGTAAGTTTGCGAATGCCGAAATCGTCGCGGATAATCGGTACACGGTCGGGATAAGTTCCCATATTGGCTTTTAGCGTGGGACATATATCCCATTTGCGTGTTGCCACACCGCTATCGTCGATTCGATAAATACCCGTCTTATCGACAATTTTTGCGTCAAGCTCTTTAAAATATCGGCTGCTTGAGCCGTAATAATAGAGATTGTCATGCTTTACGCTTCGGTCGATAATATTCTCAATCGTTGCTACAAGCGGCATCGGTTCGGGAAATGCGAAACGGTCACAATCCTCAATATTGAGAAACGCTACGATAAAAATCCTTGTGCGGTTCTGCGGAATATTGACATCGGTCGCGTTGATTACCTTGTATTTGACGGAATAACCGAACTGCGCCAAGGTGTTATATATAACGAGGAATGTCTTGCCGTTGTCGTGTTCCATAAGGTTTCGGACATTTTCCAAAAACACCACACGGGGACGTTTGATATCAATAAACCGAGAGATCTCAAAGAATAGATTGCCACGGGGGTCTTTGAAGCCACGGCGATATCCCATCACCGAAAACGGCTGACACGGGAACCCCGCGACAAGAACATCTACATCGGGCAAGGTACGAGGATCAATGTCACGCACATCACCTTCAATAAGATGCGTGTTCGGGAAATTGTGCCTATATGTTTTGCAAGCGGCAGCATCTATTTCATTTGCCCAGGCAATCTCAAATCCTGCTTGCTCAAAGCCGAGGTCAATGCCACCGATGCCCGAAAACAAACTTCCGATTTTCATATGAATCTAATTTGAAGATTGAGCTTGATGTATGTTTTGCCGTTTTCCTTGTAGAGAGAAGCATAGCCGTGTCTGCTGGTGGATGCTCTTTCATATTTAGTGTTGTTCATCAAATATTCCTTGAAGAAATCTCGATTGTAAATATGGTAGGCAAGCACATTGCCGCGAGATGTAACAACGATATATCCGCCGTTTGCTTCATCGTGTCCATCCCAAGCGGTGGCGGGAGTCATACCGAGTGCAGCACAACAAAGCAATTCTTTGAACTTATAGGTATAGAAACCGCTAACCGGGAAATTCAAAACATTGGATGCTTCAAGTGCATTTACAACATCACGGCACGTGGTGTATCCGTCTTTATAATGACAAACAAGTGCGGCGGCAACAATCTCATGTAATCTACTGTCTATCAGCATAAGGTTGTTTGAGAAAACCTCGCTGCTCACTTTTACGAATCTGACAGAAGAAGCCTCTCCAAATATTCTTTCCATTCGGTCTTTGATCTTCGTTCTCGTGTCAATGGCATTGATGGATGCAATTTGCTCATCCGAGAGACCTTCAACCTCATAGATGAAGTTGGTCGCGCCCGTTGCGTTGATAAGCGAGGGAGCGTTGCCGATTTCCGATTTAATGCTGAAGCCGCAGACAGGAGAATAACCAGTGTTGATATCGTAAATTTGCATAGAAATATCGGTTTTGTCACTCGAAGGAGCTGCAAGTCTCTCGCAACCGATATCTCTAAGGAATGCCTCGGTTTGTTCGATAGCAAAGGCGCGGTTTCCGCCTTCTACGATTTTGTCGTACAAATAATCCGCTTCGGTGCTGAACTGTTCCTGGGAATGGGACTGTACAAGCTGTCCGTTATAATAAATATCGATTTTTCTGTCCTGGGAATTTACAGCGTATTCGTATTTCCTGTTCGCTATTTCTTCGCGGAGGATTTTCAAGATCGGAAAATACATATCATCGATCTGTTCGAGGTTTTCATCAGCGGCATACATTTTGCCTTGAGCAAGCAAACGCAGCAATACATAAGCTTCGCTCCATTCGCCTTTATTACCCGTTATCACGATCCAATACCTCCTTTATTTTTTCTGCTATAGCTGCGATGACATTTACGGTAACACTATTACCGAATTGCTTGTAAAGATGGGTGTCTGCGAGAGGGAGAACAAAGTCATCCGGGAATCCCTGCAAACGCGCCCACTCACGGGGAGTCATTTTGCGGATACCTTCTTTATTGATACTACCCTTAATGTGCGTTGTAGGCTTGAGGTTCTTCTGACGTTTATCAACCACGAGGTTTCTCTCTCTACCCATACCGCCGCATACGATAGCACCGGCAACATCACTCCAATCACGGATTTCGTAGCCGAAGCCATTGCCCTTGGATTCGTGGCGCGCTTTGTGACGGCGGAGCGTTTCCACGTATACATCACTCAAATAGTACTTTGCGGGGACTGGGTTCTCCTCGCGGATATCCCACAAACGTTTTGTGTCATCGGTCATTTTCGGGAACTCGAATGTTTCAGGGGCAATGTCATTTCTGAATGCTACCACATAAATTCTTTCTCTGTTTTGAGGAACGCCGAAGTTTTTACTGTTAAGAACCTTGAAGAACACCTTGTAGCCGAGGTCTTCGAAGGTCTTGCAAATAATCTTGAAAGTTCTGCCCCTGTCATGGATGACAAGCCCCTTCACATTCTCACAGAAGATGACCTTCGGTTTGTGATACTCACAAATACGAGCCACATCCATAAAGAGCGTACCGCGGCAAATACCTTTGTAGTTATCCTCAAATCCCATACGTTGTCCCGCAAGGCTGAATGCCTGGCAAGGGAAACCGGCGAGACAGATATCAAACTCAGGAACATCCTTCTCATCAATCTGTGTTATATCTCCGGCGATTGCGAAATCGTCGTTAAAGTTTGCCTTATAAGTTTTTTGTGCGTTTTCATCCCATTCGCAGACGAACACCGTGTCAATATTCTCACCAAACGCTCTATCAAAACCGAGCCGGATGCCACCGATGCCTGCGAACAAATCTATAGATCTCAACCGATTCATTTTGAATGTACCGCCTTTTCATTTTTTCTGCGCAATGCGCAGTTTGGATTGTTTTTGCTTTCGTTAATCACAATAATCTGCGTCTTTTGGAATCTCAAGGTCACGTAAGAATCTGCTGCTTGCGTGGATGGGTGGCTCAATGAGCTGATATCCCTTCCATTTCATTACACGAAACTTAAAATCCAAAAGCTCAATCGGCGCGCGTAATATGGCGGCCGCCGAAAAGAATGTTGTATCCTGGCGAAGCGTGTCAAATACTTCATTGTCGTCAAGCAGATACTCTGCTGAAAAGAAATTCGCCTCTTTCTCACACTCAAGCGACTCGTCGTATAGCCCAACATCGTGAAATGCACACGCTCCGCGCTTTTTATGCAGAATTGCGTGTCCGATTTCGTGGGCGCAAATGATGCGTTGTATCACCAACGGCAAATCACTATTTATTGTAATAACCGATCTGCGATTTCTATATATAAAAAATCCCTTTATGGCATCATCCTCTCGACCTAAAGAAACAAGGTTTAAGATTATGCCCATTGCTCGGCAGAGCTTAAAAGGATCGCTCTCACCGTATTTTCGTTTAATCTTTTTTACTGCTTCGACAATGTCACCGTAGTACATACACGCCCTCCTTTCGCCAAGGATAAAACGGATATATTACTGTTTCTTTCTGCCGAATGTTTCTCTTGCGCTTTCTTTGCACAGAACATACGCCTCCATTATTGCTTGGAAGAACTTGTCTTTCTGTTCTTGGGAAAGTTCGCCGCCGGCAAACAATGCCTGGTTTTCGGAAAGAAGCTCATCAATATCACGAGCGCCCTTGGGACCGTATAGATCACGGGCTTCTTGAATATATCCATCTTTTTCTATATCTTCTACAGGGTTCGTGCAAGAATCATCTGTAAGGAACTTAACAGAAACCCCTAAAGCTCTCGCCAGTTTGAGCATAGTACCTTGGCGGGGCTTTTTTTCTCCTCTTTCATATGCGAGAATTGATCGATCAGAAACACCGACCATTTCTGCTAATTGGGGCTGCGTAAGGTCACGAGCAGCACGTGCGTCTTTTACTTTGTCAGCGAAAGACATCATGATGTTGGTCACTCCTTTTTGTGAAATTTTGTGAATTGTTCGTGAAAGTTCTGTTTGCCTATTGACATTAGTTCTTGATAGTGCTATAATATAAACGAACTTGACCGAACTCGCATAATTATTATACTGCAAAGTTCGGCTTTTGTCAATAGTTTTAGTGCGATTTTATTCGTGAAAGTTCTATGAATTTTTTTGTAAAAGAATAAATAGAAGCATATTTCCCGTTGATATGCTTCAAAACAAAATTCATAGTTGTTTTACAATTCAAGTTGCAGAGATGCTATTGACAAACAGTTCAAGTTGTGATATAATATACGCAGATAATTCAAAAGGAGGACAATCAAATGCCCACAGAGTTCAATAAAAAGCTTATGCTTGACAATATTTCGTTTCTTCTTAAAGAGTTCGGTAAGAAAATCGGAGAACTCGAAGCAGAAGCAGGGGTCAGCCCAGGATACATATCGAGGGCTGCCAAAGAGGGCGGAACGAAGCCTGGTATTGACTTTATTATAAATGTTGCGGAAGCCCTTAACACAAGCGTCGATACACTCATCGGTGTCGACCTTTCAGCGCTTACACCGACAGAACGATACCTTATCTCTTTTATGGAAAAGCTCAAGAGAGATACCATAGAGGACAAGTTGGATTGGGTGCGAGACTCTGCCGATTCTCTTAATCGTATGGATACCGATTGCAACGGCTGTGTGGCGCATCCGTTGTTCAGTCTTGAAACCTTTTACGAAGAGAGTGAGTGCGAATATCCCGAAGAGGTCACTCGCGTCGTGTTTACGTCTAACGCATTTGATGTTCATACTTCTATTGCAGATGATTGCTTTACTCTTCGCTTAAAGAATGGAGCATTTCTGTATTTGATGAACTTTTGCAAATCGGTTTATCATGCTTCCGATACAGACGCATTCGGCATTGAAATTTGGATGTACAAATCCGATGTAGGTGCTCAATTTATGTGCGGCAACCGTGACAATTCTCCTTTAGCTGCTCTTGTAGACGACCTCTATGCTACCGTGAAGGAATCCTCTAAGCATCCCAAAATTAAGAAAGGATTGCAATCGGCTATCGATGCCTTTATGCTTGACGATCTTGAGGATGATGACAGCTCAAGTGTCCTTCCGTTTTAAGGAGAGTGCCTATGAAGAAAAAAGCCGAAGGAATTTACACCACACACGAACAAGAAAATCTGCTTTTTGTACGAGCTATGGTTAATGGAGTGCTTTGCGCCGCTTATGTAAAAAACGGTCAATTAGTTTCCTATGAACCTTGGGAAGCCGTAAACAGACAGATGTATACTGGACCTTGCCTTGAATTCAATGTACCAGAAGCAAAGGAGCTTGGTCAGCCGAGAATGTGTTGACCAGCCAAAATAAACGCATTTCAGATACCTGAACGTGCTTGTTCATTACGTAACGAAGCCGAGGTAGACAGTAGAACGCTATAATTGCGTCCTGCTTCTACCTCGGCTATTTTTAATTTACAATGGAAGGAGGAATGCCGATGGAGCAAATCAAGAACCTGCGAGATAAGAGAGTCTGCGATAGAAGCGCCGACCGCAAGATTATCGAGATAGCCGATAAGGGCTATATCACCCGTATCACAGCAAACCCAGACGGTACGCTCAACGTAGAGCAGTTCCAGCCGCCTAAAGCGGCGTAAACCAAATCAAACCAAATAACAATCCGCCAGAACGCAAGACGGCAGTGCGGGACTCATAAATCCTATGGGATTATTGGGTCTCACCCTGTCGTCTTTTTCTGTTTGTGGCGGATGAGCGGCTCTGGACGGATTGCAAATGCAAATCTGAAAGGAGCCAATTTTTATGTCAACCAATGAAAAACAGCATTACATTTACCTTCGTTCCACCAAGGAACGCATCCCCTGCACAGAGGAGGAATTCAAAAATTACTATCACGACATCGACAATTTCCGCAGAAAGCAACAACGCCACGGACGGTGTGTCTGCCCGATCTCAAAACAGTTAGAGTGCGATATGGATTGTGCCACTTGCCCCTTCCGTAGAGCAGGTGACACCGCTTCGCTTGACTACACCATTACCGATGCAGATGGTAACGAAGAGGCGTGGGTAAACACCATCGCGGACCCAACTCCGCTGTTCTCGGATGTTCTGGCTGAAAAAGAACATCTTGAACTAATTATTCAACGCCTCAAGGAAATTATGCCTGAAGCCATTACGATTGGTCAGTTGCGTGAACAAGGCCTATCCGAAGATGCCATTGCGGAGGAAATCGGCATAGGCAGAAAGACTTTTGCTTACCGCTTAAAAAAAGCAAAACTCCTGCTCGAAAAGGAATTCTCGGATTTTTTCTAAAAAATTTCTCGTTATTTTTTTCCGAAACGCCAATCTCGTGTCCGGTGAGTAGTGTAAGGGGCAAAACGATACAGCTCCTTCAGGAGGTGAAACGAAATGTACGAAAGCGACAACGAACACACAACGATGACCGCTGACGAGGAATTGGTAGATATCCTCCTCGACTTCATCATCGTGGCAGCAAGTCTGTCAAAGAAGGTCAACCAGGCAATGAAACTCAGGCAAATCAAGGAAGGAGGATGTATCAATGGGCAAATTCAGCGAACTGGACACGGTCATCAAGGATCTGCGAACCGCTGCCAGTGCAATTAACGAGGCGGCAGACACCCTGGCGGAGATGTTCAGTTCTCCCGCAGAAGACGAAAAGCCTGTCCTCACGATTAACGACCTTCGTCTCGTCTTTACAGCCATCGCAAGCGAAAGTATGGAACAAAAGAAAAGGCTCCAGGCTCTCGTTCGGAAGTACGGCGCAGATAAGCTGTCGGATGTTAACCCCAAGCACTATGAAGCAATCCTCAAGGAAGCGGAGGTGATACGAGATGCCGAGTAATCACGCACTTTTATCAGCCTCATCCTCTGCGAGATGGCTTGCTTGCACTCCGTCAGCACGGCTCTGCGAGAACTATGAGGACAAAGGAAGTGACTACGCCGCCGAGGGAACTTCGGCACACGCTCTTGCCGAACATCGTTTGAAGGAAGCACTTGGAATTCCCAGCGAAGACCCCATCGAGAACCTCACTTGGTATAACGAAGAGATGGAGAGTGCCGTTGCGGATTACGTTTCCTACGTGTTGGAGCTTGTTGAGGAAGCAAAGCAGACGGGAGTTACTCCCGTGGTGCTTATTGAGGAGAGGGTTGACTTCTCCCGATGGGTCAAAGATGGCTTTGGCACCTGCGACTGTATGGTGATCACAAATGACACCCTCGACGTCGTGGATCTGAAATACGGCAAAGGCTGCGAAGTCTCCGCCATAGAAAATCCACAGATGAAGCTCTATGCCTTGGGTGCTTTGGAAATGGTCGATTTCATTTACGATATCGACTCGGTGCAAATGACCATCTTCCAGCCGAGAATAGGTAACGTGAGCGTTTACCGAATGAGCAAGGACGACCTCTACCACTGGGCGGATACCGAACTTACTGAAAAAGCCGAACTCGCCTATAACGGTCAAGGTGAATTCAGCTGTGGCGAATGGTGCCGCTTTTGCAAAGCAAAGGCGGATTGCCGTGAACGCGCCAACGCCAATATGGAACTCGCAAAGTATGAGTTCCGGGAGCCTGCACTTCTTGATGACGAAGAAATCGCAGACATCCTCGGCCGTGTCGATGCTCTTACCGCTTGGGCATCGGATGTAAAAGACTACGCCTTAAGACAGGCTATAAGCGGAAAGCAGTGGTCGGGATGGAAGCTCGTTGAAGGACGCTCCAACCGCAAATACACAAACGAAGCCGTTGTTGCCTCAACAGTTGAAGGCGCAGGCTTCGACCCTTACGAACACAAAGTTCTCGGTGTTACCGCAATGCAGAAAATGCTCGGCAAAAGCCGCTTTGAAGAACTGCTTGCCCCCTACATCGAAAAGCCGCAAGGCAAACCCACACTTGTGCCGGATAGCGATAAACGCCCGGCAATCAACACAGCCAAAAATGATTTTATGGAGGAAAATTAACTATGTCTACTAACAACACAAAACCCGTCAACCCTATGAAGGTTATCACTGGTCCCGACACTCGCTGGTCTTACGCAAACGTATGGGAGCCGAAGTCCATCAACGGCGGTGCGCCCAAATACAGCATCAGCCTCATCATCCCCAAGTCCGACACCGTAACCGTAGCCAAGATTAAGGCTGCAATCGAAGCCGCCTACCAGGAAGGTCAGGCAAAGCTCAAGGGCAACGGCAGAAGCGTTCCGCCCCTCACCGCTATCAAGACCCCTCTCCGTGACGGAGATATCGAGAGACCCGATGACCCTGCGTATGCAAACGCATATTTCATCAACGCAAACTCCGCTACCGCACCCGGTATCGTAGATGCTGACCGTAATCCCGTTCTCACTCGTTCCGAGGTTTACTCCGGTGTTTACGGCCGTGCAAGCATCAACCTCTATGCCTTTAACTCCAACGGCAACCGTGGTATTGCCTGCGGTCTTAACAACCTTCAGCTTATCCGTGCGGGTGAGCCTCTTGGTGGCAAGGCAAGCGCCGAGTCCGATTTTGCAACCGATGCGGATGACGACTTTCTCGCATAAGGTGGTGCCGCTATGTTGGAGATTATCCTTTGTTGCACCCTCACAGGCGTTTTCTCCTTCCTCGGTATTACCGCAGCCGTCAATATGATTTTTGCGGGCATCGAGGAACGCAAACAGGCAAAACGCAATGAAGCACGTGAGCTTCGTGATATCGAGTATCACGAAAAGCGTATGCACGACTTCAAGTAATCCCATAAGCGGTGGTGGTAGGGTTCTCTCTATCACCACCGTTAGAAAGGAAAACCATGAAAAAACTCTCTATCGATATTGAAACCTATTCCGATCAAGACCTTAAAAAATGCGGTGTTTACAGATATGTGGAATCGCCCGCATTTGAAATATTGCTGTTTGCGTACAGCATCGATGACAAGCCCGTTGAAGTCGTAGACCTTGCTTGCGGTGAGTGTATTCCGCTTGAGGTCATCGCGGCGATCAAGGATGATGCCGTAATCAAATGGGCTTTCAACGCTTCCTTTGAACGCATCTGTATTTCCCGCTATCTTGGACTTCCGACGGGAGAATATCTCGACCCTTGTTCCTGGTGCTGTTCTATGGTCTGGGCAGCAACGATGGGTCTGCCTCTTTCCCTTGAAGGTGTCGGAGCCGTTCTCGGTCTTGAAAAGCAGAAGCTGACCGAAGGCAAAGAACTCATCAAATATTTCTGTCAGCCGTGTGCGCCTACGAAAACAAACGGCGGTCGCACCCGCAACCGTCCCTCCCACGCCCCGGACAAGTGGGCGATGTTCAAAAAATATAACATCCGCGACGTAGAGGCAGAGATGTCCATACAAGCCCGTCTTGCTAAATTTCCCGTTCCCCAGAGCGTTTGGGACGAATACCACATCGACCAGGAAATCAACGATCGTGGTGTTGCTCTTGATATGGAGCTTGTCGCACGTGCTATCGAACTGGATAAACGCACACGTGCCGAATTGACCGAGGCAATGAAGGAGTTGACCGCACTTGAGAACCCGAACTCCGTAGCACAAATGAAGCTGTGGCTTTCGGACAACGGAATGGAAACCGACACGCTCGGCAAAAAAGCCGTTGCAGAAATGTTAAAGACCGCTCCTCCCGCGCTCAAAAAGGTTCTCACCCTGCGACAGCAGCTTGCCAAATCTTCTGTGAAAAAGTATCAAGCAATGGAGACGGCTGTGTGTTCCGACGGCAGAGCCAGAGGTATGTTTCAGTTCTACGGAGCCAACCGCACCGGCAGATGGGCGGGTCGCATCATACAGATGCAGAACCTTCCGCAGAACCACCTTGACAACCTTGCCGATGCAAGAGGTCTTGTGAGGGACGGAGACTTTGCTACCGTGGATATGCTCTTTGACGATATCCCTGACACACTCTCCCAGCTCATCCGTACCGCTTTCGTCCCCCGTGACGGTGAGAAATTTATTGTTGCCGACTTTTCTGCCATCGAAGCCCGCGTTATCGCTTGGCTTGCCGGAGAGGATTGGCGTCAAGAGGTCTTTGCCCAGGGTAAGGATATTTATTGCGCCTCCGCTTCACAGATGTTCGGCGTTCCCGTTGAAAAGCACGGTGTAAACGGACACCTCCGTCAAAAAGGTAAAATCGCAGAATTGGCTCTCGGCTACGGCGGTTCCGTTGGCGCTCTCAAAGCTA